CACCCGTAGCAATTCCGGGCGCTAAGTCAATCTCGCTCGATGCTCAGGGCGATGCAGTTGATGAGTTTGCTGATAACACAACATGGTGGCATGGAAATGTAAATAACGGTTATTCCGGCTCAATCGAGTTTGAGGATACAGCAAGTGCAGATACATTTTTGCAGACCGTTCTTGGACAGACCAAGGACAGCACAAGCGGAATCGTTACCGAGTCAGCAACAGATGAGCCAAAGGAATTTGCTCTTGGTTTTCAGTTTGAGTTGGCTGGTGCAACCGACACTGGTAAGCGTGTATGGCTTCTGAGAGTTACAGCATCAAGACCGGCTCTTAGCGGATCAACAAAGGAAGCTTCAATCACTCCTCAGACCAACACGGTCAATATCGTGGCTATTCCGAGACTTGCTGATGACAAGGTTAAGTATTCTTGCGTATCAAGCGATGCGGCTTATGCTACTTGGTTTAGTGCAGTGGAGTCATAAGAAAGGAAATCCCATGACGGAAATAATTAATATTGACGGTCGGGATATAAAGTTCAAAGCGACGGGGTCAACACTCCGCCGCTATCGTGACCAGTTTAATCGAGATTTGTTTGAGGATTTTAACAAACTTACAACGGAGGATGTTTCCGGTGATGCGATGGTAATCATGCAGAATTTAGCTTTCATCATGGCTAAACAGGGCAATGATAACGGGGAAATGTCAGATGATATAAATGACTGGCTTGATAGTTTCGAGTCATTCCCGTTTAATGAGGTCGCTCCGAAGATTGTACAGCTTTGGCAGAAATCCAACATAACAACAGTACAGCCAAAAAACACAGTAAGCCGTCGGAAAGGAAACTAACGACGGCTCTTTTCTTGCTCAGGTGTTGCCGACTTGGGTTATCAATGGAAGATTTGGAACATATCACTGTCGGAATGGTTTTCGACATGTTTATCGAAGCTGATAACGATAACTACAAATGGGAGCAATTGGCAACAGCCGAGGATATAGATAATTTTTAAAGGAGTTGGAAAATGGCGAATAGAATTGCAGGAATTACAATCGAGCTAAATGGCAATACAACCAAACTCCAAGACTCTTTAAAAGGTGTCAACAAGTCAATAAAAGAGACTCAGACACAATTAAAGGATGTCAATAAGCTCCTAAAGATTGATCCGGGAAACACCGACTTACTCAAGCAAAAACAGGAGTTATTGAGCAAGTCGATTGCAGATACAAAAGAAAAACTCGAACAGGAAAAGGCAGCGCTCGAACAGCTTAAAAATTCCGATGGTTCGGAAAAGACTAAGAAACAACAGGAAGCATTAACTCGTGAGATCATAGCAACCGAGGACGCACTAAACAAGCTTGAAGAGGAATACAAGGAATTTGGTTCCGTTGGCGCTCAACAGGTCAAAGCTGTTGGCGATAAGATGCAAGAGGTCGGCGGTAAGATAAAGCAGACCGGCGAAAACATTAAAGGTTTCGGCCAAGGCGTGACTACTCATGTGACAGCTCCGATTGTTGCTGTCGGCGCGGCATCACTTGCGGCTTTTAATGAGGTTGATGGAGCTGTTGACATTCTTATCACCAAAACAGGTGCATCGGGTGAAGCACTTGAAGGCTTGACCGACATTGTTAACAGCATTGCAACAACTATTCCAACAAGTTTCGAAACAGCCGGAATCGCTGTTGGTGAAGTTAATACACGTTTCGGAGTTACAGGTGAAGAACTCGAGAAACTATCAACTCAGTTTATTCAGTTTGCGGAAATCAACGGAACTGATGTTAACAACTCGATTGATGTAGTTTCACAAGCTTTAGCGGCTTTTGGACTTGGCGCAGATCAAGCCGGAGCATTTCTCGACACTCTGAATAAAGTCGGACAGGATACGGGCGTAAGTGTCGATGCCTTGTCACAGTCTTTGACAAGTAATGCCACAGCTTTGCAAGGCATGGGCATGAATATCGCCGATGCGGCTACGTTACTCGGACAACTTGATAAAGCCGGAATTGATGCAAATGTTGTCATGACAGGCTTTTCAAAAGTGCAAAAAGAAGCACTCGAAGAGGGTGTTTCTATGCAAGACAAATTTACAGAGGCGCTTTCAAGTTCGGAGTCCGCAATCGAGATATTCGGTAGCAAGGCAGGTCCGAAACTTTATGAATCATTTCAGAACGGCACTCTGTCGATGGATATGTTTGCTGCCGGAGCGACAAACTTAAATGATGCGCTCGGAAGTGTTTCCGATACATTTGATGCAACCCTTGACCCGACAGACCAATTGACCGTTACTTTTAATGAATTAAAGCTTGCAGGCTCTGAGTTCGGCGCTGTGATTCAAGAACAATTGGTTCCGATATTGCAGAGCGTCACTGATTTTATTCGACAAGTAAAAGATGCTTTTTCAGGTCTTGATGATTCACAAAAACAGTTGATCGTTACTGTCGGAGCTGTGATTGCGGTTATAGGTCCGATAATTGCGGCAATTGGCACCGTTGTGAGTGTTATCGGTTCAATTGTGAGCGCTATCGGCACGGTAGTGAGTGCCATTGGTGGTTTTATCTCGGCGGCTGGTGGCATTATGGGAATCCTGAGTTCCGTCGGCAGTGCTATTGGTTCTGTCGTTGCTGTGCTTGGTGGTCCTTTAACAGCGGCAATTGCAGCGGTAATAGCGATTGTTGTTTTGCTTGTTGCGAACTGGGAAACGGTCAAAAAGGTAGCTATTGAGCTTGCTCAGACCATCGCCGAGAAGTTTACGGAAATTAGAAATAAGGTCACTGAGGCTGTTGCTAACATAGCGCAAGCGGTTTCCGAGAAGTGGAATGAGATAAAATCAACCGTTATCGAGGTTGTAACGAATATTTATAGTACGGTCGCAGAGAAGTTCAACTCAGTCAAGTCAACAGTAACCGAGATTGTCGGAAACATCTATAACACTATCAAGTCAAACTTTGATAACGTCAAAAGCACTGTAACAGGAGTGATTGACGAGGTAAAAAGTAAGATTGAAACAGGCTTTAACACTGCGAAGTCAACTGTTGAAAGCGTCATGAATACCATTAGATCAAGTGTGCAATCAGCTTGGAGTGCTATTCGCAGCATTATCAAATTACCTAAATTCAGCATTAGTGGAGAGTTTAGTTTAAATCCGCCAAGAGTTCCAAAGCTGTCAGTTGATTGGAACGCAAAGGCAATGAAAAACGGTTTAATACTTGATAATCCGACTATATTTGGAATGAATGGCAGCCATTTGCTTGGTGCTGGCGAAGCCGGAGCCGAGGCGATAATTGGTGTTAATTCCTTACAGAGTCTTATTAAGGGCGCTGTAAGCGAATCAGTTACTAATTACGGCGGTGTTAACGTAACAGTATACGGTGCACCGGGACAATCTGAGGAGAGGCTTGCCGAGATCATCTCAAGACGTATTAACAACGAGGTCGCAAGGAAAGGAGCGGCTTGGGCATGAGGCATTTATTGACGATTGATGGAAAATCGACTAGCGACTTCGGAATATTTATTTCCGGCGTGGGTGTTTATAACGCTCCTGAAAGGGATGTTGAGGTAATCAGCATCCCCGGACGGAACGGTGATTTAACTCTTGATAATGGTCGGTTTAATGACATTGAAATTACATATCCATGTTACATCGTGCGAGAGTTTGCAGATAGGTTTAGCGCTTTTAAAGCCTATTTACTGAGCCGAAGAGGGCATTTCCGACTTGAAGATGATTATCAGCCGGAGCATTACCGGAAAGCATATTTTAAAGACCGAATCGAAGCTAATATTCAGATCATGCATAGGGTTGGAAACTTTGGAATCACTTTTATTTGCGACCCACGGAAATTTTTAAAATCCGGGGACAATGTAAATGTCTTGACATCAAATGGGAGTCTATTTAATCCGACTTACTACGATGCTAAGCCATTAATCCGTGCTTATGGTACGGGTAGCTTTACGGTTAATGACATTACGGTCACAATCACAAGTGCGAATCAATACACGGATATTGATTGCGAAATCATGGACGCATATAAGGGCGCAACAAACTGCAATGGAAACATAAGAACCACAGACAACAAGTTTCCTACGTTAAGAGCAGGGCAAAATAATATCACAAAAAGCGGTATATCAAGATTAGAGATAACTCCGAGGTGGTGGACAGTTTAAGGTGTAGAAACATGATACCAATTTTATATTCCGAAAATACAACACAATTTAATACAAATGGTTTAGGTAGACTTGATGATTTAATTGATTGCACCGTCACCGAGGAACGCAACGGAGAGTTTTATCTGATTGCAACTATACCGATAGCAAGCCGAATGTACCCATTGATAGGGTTGTCAAAAATCATTTATGCAGTGGCGCATGATGGTGATGATGGACAGGCTTTCCGTATTTCAAAAATCAGTAAACCTTTTGACGGAAAGGTCGAGATTGAAGCACAACATATCAGTTATCAGTTATCATGGATTCCATTAAAGCCATTCACAGCGGGCAATTGCCCCGAAGCGATATCAAAGATAAAAACAATGTCGGCGGAGAATAACCCGTTTACATTTTGGACGGATATACAAACCGTGGCGAATTATTCGCAGGACGTTCCTGCAAGCGTGAGAAGCAGACTTGGCGGCACTGAGGGTTCACTTCTTGATGTGTACGGTGGTGAATATGAATTTGATAACTATACGGTTAAACTGCATAGCGCAAGAGGGCAAAACAAAGGTGTTACATTGCGCTACGGGAAGAACATAACCGACATCAAACAGGAAGAATCAATCGAAAGTACATACACTGGCATATGTCCGTTTTGGCAAGGAAATGATGGCACATTAGTAACTATCAGCGGTTATGTTGTTGAATCGGAATATGCAAGCCATTACCCGTTTAATCGCACTAAGATAGTTGATTTTAGTTCTGAATTCGAGAACGAACCAACAGGAGCACAGTTACTTGCGGCGGCTCAAAGCTATATCAATCGGAATAATATCGGAGTTCCTAGTGTGTCGATTGATGTGAGTTTTATTGCGCTATGGCAAACCGAAGAATACAAAGATATTGCAAATCTTGAGCGTGTACAGTTGTGCGATACCGTAACAGTGTTATTCGATAAACTTGATATCGCTGTCACTGCAAAGGTCGTGCGAACCGAATACGATGTGTTGATGGAGCGATACAATGAGATCACTATTGGTTCGGTTAGTTCGTCGCTTGCAACTACAATCAGCGGTATGGATAATGAGGTTGCTCAGAATATCAAAACCGCTAAGTCGGAAATGCAAAAAGCGATTAATAATGCAACGGCCCAAATCACAGGCGCAAAAGGCGGAGTCATACAGACACACTTTAATGCAGATGGCGAACCTTATGAAATGACCATCGCAAATAACAAAAATCTTGCAAGTGCAACAAAGGTTTGGCGGTGGAATATAGGCGGCTTGGGATTTAGTAATACGGGATATGACGGACAATATAGAACGGCTATCACGCAAGACGGTTCGATTGTTGCGGATTTTATAACCACAGGAACGCTAGATGCATCGAAAGCGACTATTACAAATATCAATGCATCAAATATTAATACAGGTACGCTTGATGCGTCAAAAGCAACCATAACTAATATTAATGCATCAAATATCAATACGGGTGCATTAAACGCAAGTTTGATTACCACAGGAACACTTGATGCAAGTAAGGCTACCATCAAGAATATCGATGCATCAAATATCAACACAGGTACGCTTAATGCTAATTTGTTAAAAGCAGGAATTATAAAAAACAAAAACAATAATAATACTTACTGGAATTTGGAAACTGGATATTTTAAGGTTACAGATGCACATATATTTGATGCAACTATTACACAAGCCGACATGACAGATGTTAATATATCAAATCTTGGGGTTGATACAAATATGTATGTGACTTGTAGTGCGAGATTTGAATACGAAAGTACAAATGAATACACTCAAATCGACAATAGTGCTATAAGCGGTGGGCATGGTACATATGGAGAACTTGGAAGATTGTCGTTTAATGCATCAGTAACTAGCGGCGGAAGTAAATATTATGGTTTGAAAATTGCTGGCATTAATGAATTAATGTTAAGCGGACATATATGGGTTGATCCAGATGGCAATGGAATGCATAGAACATTAGACGACGCAAACATTGAGATAGTAAACTGGATTAAATGGGTGACTCAAAGGTCAAGCGGTATCGAATGGGTAAAAGAAGGTACTGAAATGGGTTGCGGCAGAGCGACATTTCATTGCGGTATGTTGTGCCAGTGGACTCAGTTTGAAAATGTAATAGTAGGTGATTAAAAATGATAGATTTAGCGATAGACCAAGCAAAAAGCGAATTAATTAATGCAATTAATCAGATTATGGCAGAACATAAATTAACTCCGTCAATTATGGGGTTAATTATTGAGTCAGTTAATGGAGAGATAACCCAACTAAAAGCATCGGAATATGCAAACGAATTAATCCCATACTTACAGGAAAATGTCGAACCACCAAAAGAGGAAAGCAAACCATCAATGCCGACTTCACGAGTTGAAACTATTAATGTCACTCCCGAAGAACTGATAGCAAACGTCAAGGCATCGGGTGAAAAAAATCCGATGCTAATTGACGATAAAGGTAAACAGATATCTTTAGAGGAATATGAGAGGAGAGTGAAAGAAAAGTATGAGAGCTGATGTACGAATAAGCATGCAGGGCAATGAGTGCGAGTGCATTTATGCAAGCGGCGTATATATAAAAGTCAATCGGCAGGGCGTTTGGCAGAAGTCAAAAGTTGATGATGATTATGTTTTAACGATCCCGATTGATGATGAGGTAAAGAAGAATGATAACACAAACAGCGACAATCAATCTGATACCGAGTAACGTACCCACTGTTATACACGTATCGCAATATGATGTGGGTAGAGTCATATCTCTAACGATACTTAATGGGGTTACACAATTTATATTTGGTTCGGGACAAACTGCAATAGTTAATGGCCGTAAACCCGACAAAACAGTATTTACTTATGATGCATCTATATCAAATAACATTGTATCGTTTACCACTACACAACAGATGCTTGCAGTTGCAGGTAAGGTATTAACTGAAATCCGTATACAAGACGGAAATGGAAATGATATAGGAACAGCCAATTTTATTCTTGATGTTGAAAATGCACCGATTGATGAAAATGCGATTTATTCCGAGTCTGATATCCCTGCAATTGAACAGGCTGTTGCAAATATCGGACAAGCAAAAGCTGCAGCATCACAAGCACAAGCATATCGCAATGAAGCACAGACAGCGGCTACAAATGCGGCGGCATCTGCAAGCAGTGCATCAACAAGCGCAACCAATGCGGCGGCAAGTGAAGCAAACGCAAGTAATTCAGCGGCGGCGGCGGCAATCTCCGAAGCTAATGCATTTAGTGGTACACCAGAGGGATATGCACAGCTTGCAGATACTTTTAATGCATTAGGATTATATGTTGATTCTGATGGGTATACTTGCCAGGCGTTGTTTGGCGAAACAAAAGATTAAGGGGGGGCTTATAAATGAGTTTAACAAAAAGGCTTATGACGGATGAAACAGGCGCGGGCATTGCGGAATCGCTTAAAGAACTTGTCAATGCAACGTGGGCAATTTCGGGCGGTTACAACGTGACCGACGCAAAGAGCATTGTCGCGGCGATCAGAAGTGGGAATATCGACAAAATCCCTAACGGTTCTGTTTTTAAAGAAACGCACGACGTTTACGGAGATATTTATTTCGTGACGCGCGCAAAGAATCAACACAAAGTTGTCGGCGATCCGGCACGCCCAACAATCACGATCCAGCCACTTTATCTTTTGAGCGTGGGTGGTGGTTCAACAGTGGCGAAATTCCAGTACGACAGACCGGAGGCTTTTTACAAAGTAACCGAGGCTACCCCGGCAAATACTGTCTGCAAGTTTACAACCCCGACATATTCATCATGGATGGCGGGAACCTACAACTTTACGGCAACAGCGGAAATTCCAGTCGGTGCTAAATTGTGTATAAGCGGAAATGCGGACGCGGCGTTAACATCAAGAAAAGTTGATGTGTACGCAAACGCAAAAGCCACGACAACACTTGCGCAGTACACCATTTCAGAGGGTGCCGGCGTTGCTACAAAGGATTTAGGCACATGGGGAACAGACAGGAATCACCCACAGAGAATATCTTACGGATCAAATAATGAGGCACAGAGTAATATTTTCCAATGGCTCAATGCGGATACCGGATCAGGATACATGGACTCAGTATATGAGGAAAAAACCGAATACGATATGATGGATACGTCTTTCACATCAAAAAAGGGATTTTTAGGCGGGTTCTCGGATGAGTTCAGATCATATCTTGGCTTGTGTGTAATTCCAAATATCACAAACAATGTTTTTGAGGTATCGCCATATACTGCAGACGGCGCAAAGTATACCCACAACGGCTATTTCTTTTTACCGTCACGCAAAGAGGTTTACGGATCAAACGAAACAAGCGGTGAAAACGATGAGGTTCAGTTTGACTACTATAAAAACATAGCAACATCAAATGCCGATAAATTAATGTATGCCAAAGGCGCTACGGTGGCAACGTCTTACTGGCTTCGGACTCCGGACGCGGGTTACGCCCGCGCTGTTCGCAGTTGCTACGCGGGCAGCGGCGGTGCTTTGGACCACGACGGTGCTTACAATGCTTACGCGGTTGCGCCGCTTGCAATTTTAGCATGATAGGAGGTTACTATGGTGACAAAAGAGGAAAGATTATTAAAACTAGAGCATGATGCATGGCTTGCAAAAGCGCAGGCATTAACAAACGAAGCAAATATCGGATATATCGCAATGATGTCCAATATAGACATACCCACAGAAGAGGTGAACGAAAATGAGTCCGAAGTTTAACAAAGTAAAAGAATGGTACGACACAGGAAGGTGGACTGACACCATGGTACGTAACGCAGTAGTCAAGGGATGGATTACCGAAGAAGAATATACGGAAATAACAGGGAAAGAGTATTGATTGAGTTTTTATCATGAAATTTGAGGGAGAGCATCGAAGAATGAAATTAAGTGAAATCATCAACTGTTTAAACTTAGGCAATATATCAATAATTTGTTTTTTGGTGCTGTCCCTAGTGGAGATATCACCGATAAAAATTAATCCATGGTCGATGCTGATAAAGTGGTTCGCTCAGATGCTCGGAATTATTGAGTTAAAAACCGAAATTGTACAAGTCAGAGACCGTATGGATGAGTTGGAGAAAAAAATCGACAACATGAAAATTTCCGAAGATGAGAAATATCAGCTAAAGGAAGCACTTGCAGCACGCCGGAGAATCCTAAGATTTAATGATGAGTTACTCCAAAAAGTCCGACACAGCAAGGAAATGTTCGACGATATTCTATCTGATATAAGTGATTATGACAGATATTGCCGAACGCATCCCGATTTTGTCAATCAAAAGGCTGTTTTTGCAGAACAAAATGTCGGCAAGGCATACAAAAAGTGTATGGAAGAGAATGATTTTTTATGAGGTGTAAAAAATGAAAATGAGCAATAGTACATACGATTTACTTAAATATATAGCACAGATATTAATTCCGGCACTCGGAACTTTATACTTTGCACTCGCAAACATATGGGGATTACCATATGGAGAACAGATTGTCGGAACGCTGACAGCTTTTGATACATTTTTAGGTGTTTTACTCGGAATTTCCAACAGTATGTATTTATCGGATAATGAGGTAAAGAAATGATTACAGCCGAAAAAGTCATAAAAGAAGCGTTATCATGGGACGGATATTGCGAAAAGAAAAACACATCAAATCTTGGTGACAAGTCCGATGCAGGAAAGATTGTAAATGCGGGAGAAAATAATTACACAATATTTGCAAAGCATCTTGACGATATGACAGGGGAAACTAAAATCTACCCACAGGGCGGAGCATGGTGTGATATGTTTTGCGACGATACTTTATTGAGAGTGTGCATTGCGGAATACGGTAATACGGAGGGTATTAAGAAGTGCAAGGCAATGCTTGGTGGTTGGTCTGCATATACACCAACAAGTGCATCATATTATAAAAAGATTGGTCGGTGGTCAACGACACCAAAAGCCGGTGCGCAAATCTTTTTCAGAAATTCTGAAAGAATCCATCACACAGGTTGGGTAACAAAAGTAAAAGATGGAATTGTTTACACTGTAGAAGGAAATACAAACAGTGGTTCTTATGTCATTGCGAACGGCGGACAGGTTCGGCAGAAATCATACTTTGCTTCAAACCCTGCAATAGCAGGTTACGGACTTCCTTTATACGAAACTGAGGAAACAAAAACCACTGTGACATATCCATGTTGGGTAAAATCGGGCAATGATTATTATTATCGAATTTCCGAGGGTGTTAATGCTCATGGTTGGAAAAATATTAAATCTGCAGATGGTCATACATACCGATTCTATTTTGCTAACGATGGCAAAATGCTGACAGGTTGGCAATGGATAAATGATGCATGGTATTTCTTTCATGACACTCCAGGCAGTGGCCGAGAGGGTGCACTCTATGTCTCAGATCAGGACGGAAAGCAGCATATTGCTACATTTTAGTCAAGCTTTAGTCAAGCTTTAGTCAAGGCTTAGTCAAGGATTTACGGGGAATGCTTCGGCACTCCTCTTTTTTTATTGCATAAAAATATGTGTTTTTGCCCATAAATTTGCCCATGAAGCTCTATAAAGCACGTATTTAAGCCATTTGCCAGCTATTTATTACGGGTTCGACTCCCGTCTAGTCCATAAATGAGAAATAGCGGTAAACCTAAAGGAATGTTGATTTTCCTGGGGTTTACCGCCTTTTTTATCATTGTAAACGTGGGTAAAAATTACGTTAAAATAGATATTTTTGCTTTAAAATTGCCCATGAATTTGCCCACGGATTGCCCATGCTAGGACAACTTTTTGAAACGTTCGTTTAGAGCATCCTGAGCTTGCTGAGATTGTTTGTCTTTTTGATAGTCATAGACTTTTTTCATGATTTGGCTTCCTGGCTTCCAACCGCCTAATTTTTCCACATAGCTGTCCGGCATTAACTCACGGGCGGTTGATGCAAAGTAGTGGCGCATTAAGTGCAAATTGAATTTCGGAATCCCTAGTTTCTTTTGTGTAGCTTGGAGATATTCATTGAGCTGTCCGAGTGAACCGCTATAGATCGGACCTTCTGGCAGTGCTCTGATAAGGTCGGCTACTTCATCCAACACTTTAATTTTTCTTATAGATTGTACCGTTTTAGTGGTTTTAATTACCCATTGACGATTTTTATCTAGGACCTTCGCTTTATTGACCGTAATCATGTTATCTTTGCTAAGGTCCGAGGTAAGCAATGCTCCTATTTCACTTCTACGAAGGCCATAAGTAGCAAGCCACATCGGCACTTCATAACGAGTCCCAACAGAATAATCAAGAATCTTTTTTATGTCGGAATCTTCCGGTACATAGAAGTCTTTAGGTTCTTTTTGCGGTAGGGTGACATTGCTAGAAAAGTTCGGCTTTACTGACTTCATCACAGAGCTGATAAAACCGTTCATATTACGCACAGATTTGGCGCTATGGTGCTTTGCGTACTCGTTAACGCATATTTGTATGTCTTGCTGAGAAATCGCCGAAATGGGGCATATTTTGAATTGTTCAGGCATATTCCGAATTATAGAATAATAGTTATTGATCGTAGACGGTGACAACACTGCATCTTTTGATTTGATGTAGTTTTCTGCAGCAGCTTGGAACTCCTGATATGGTCCTTTTTCAGGATTTTCTTCAATCATCGACCACAATAGTCTATCAGCTTCGGATTTGCTTGGCCTTCGTTCTAAGATCATTCGATACCGTTTGCCCTTATACATTTTTGAAATCCGGTAATTGCCCGAATTTAATTTTTCGATAGTTGCCATAATTCCTCATTTCTATGGTATAATAACCATGTTACTGTTAATTGCTATACATGAAGGTAACAATATCAACGCGCACATCAAACTAGCTCTGCCGGTGCCACGGTGGAGCTTTTTTGTTATGTAGATAGTTTCATAAAAGTAAAAAAGTGATAAAATAATAGTAAATTAAGTGCAAGCAAAAATACTCCTTTGAAATATGCGATTGTTGTTGATTGGTTTTTCATTTCTCTTAGTGCTTATTGGTTTCCTGTTAAACATAAATACTCATGACTTGCACTTTTCCGAAAGAGTCCCTCAGTAGCCAGCTGAGGGGCTTTTTTTATTGCTTGAGTTTAATTCGTTTACATTACGCAACATTACGCAACATTACCAATTTGCTTATGTCAGCAAAATGTTGTTTAAATCCTTGTTTAACTCTTGTTTAAATTCGTCAAGGAACTTAAAGTTCCCTTTTTGTCAATTAAGTGGGACTTAATCAATAGGATCATCAAAATTGCGATTAATCGTATGTCGCTTGAGTGCATGCTCTTTTGATGCTTCCTTACTGAGAAATTCCGCATAAGCTAGTAAGTGCCGTTGCTGATCGGATGGAAGCTTCTTATATACTTCCAATATTGCCATATCCTCATCATTTCCGACTACATAATCTATTGTCGTTTCTGTCATTTGACTTATCGGAACGTTTAAAATTTTGCATGCTTTAAACAGCAAATCTATATCGATAGAATTTAAACCCTGTTCCCAATTTGATACAGATGATGGACTTATGCCGAGTTGCTTAGCCATTTCCGTTTGTGACAGCTTGGCTTGTTTCCGATATTTTCTAAAATTTTTCGAGATAATTTCTCTTAATTCGGTCATGCTAAAACCTCCCTTCATTTTTGATAATAACGCAAAAATATTTGTAAAACAAATAAATCTAACAGAATTTCTGTAAATTTTATTGACTTCACAGATATACTGTTGTATTATCTAATCATTCACAGAGGAACTGTGAAAATCATAAGAGAGGAGTCAAATAATGGTACAGCAAAAAATTAGAGAGTACATGATTGCCAAGGGTATCAAGTTCAAGAAAGTAATTGAGGATACCGGAATATCTCAAAGTACATTCAGCGCAATCATTAATGGACAGCGGAATTTAAAAGCTGATGAGTTTTTCGCTATTTGCAAATCGCTAGGAGTTCCGCCAGAGACTTTTGACCCTGATAAAGCGGAATTTGTCGGAACATAACAGAGAGGAGGAACATGAAAGAAAGTAATAAATTAAGGCTCTATGTCAAGCAACATGGCTTAGAGCGCAAGCTTGAAAGCGTGGCGGCTATAGCAAGGTATCTTGGATATGACGAACATTGTTTTAGGGCAAAGCTAGACAAAAGTACATTCAGGCTTCCAGAACTAAAGAAAATCTTTAGGGAGTTGAAGTTTAAGCAGGAAGAAATTATTGAGGTTATGACATGAGAGTGAGGCACAGCACGAGAGCTACATGGAGAGCTAGAAGAATATTAAGAGCTGTATTCAGCAACCTATTTAACATTATCGGAATAATCTTAGGGATTATAATTTTTTCTTTCGGTGCATTTCTTGCACTAGCCGGAGATTACAAGAGCATCATCCTGATGTCTACCGGTTTTACTTTCCTATTGTCGAGTATTGAGAACATTGAAAAAAGGGGATGGAAATAATGCCAGATCATTACAAGATTCCGACAAACCATCAATTTTATTTCACCGATGAATTTGATTGCCGGAGATACATCAAGCCGGGCGATGCAGTCAAATTTCATTACGATAACAAGGACTCCGAGATAAGTGATGGCCTATTTTCTGTCAAAGAAGTCTATGAACAATTCGTAATCCTGAGCGGAAACTATACAAATATCACTGTAAACCGTTGGGACATTGAGTCCGTCAACGGGCACAAGATCACAGGCGGATGCTTTAGTAAGCTTTTGGAGGTGCTTGATGGAAGAATTTAGTACGGTTTTCACCGTCAAAATTGATATAAGCAACTTCGCATTAAATGCGAAAGATGCTGCAAGCATCAACGAGGAAACTATCAAAGACTACTTGGCTAACATGATGAACCACAGCGGAGTTGATGGAATAAGTATTGTAGAGGTCGGAAAGACCGTAAAAACGAGCAAATACCTCTAAGCACTGGGCATGCTTAAAGGTATAAAAATGGAAATTGATTATATTTGAGAGGTGTGAAAAAACATATCAGGGTATGTATTAACACACTTTCATTTTATCACAAAAATGGAGGTTTTGAAATGAAATATCAACACGGATTGCCGGAAACTACTCCGGAATTTAAACAGGACGCTAAAGATCTGATGGCAAGCTTGGCGCATTTTAAAGAGCGTTATGGCATTAAGGGGGCTGTAACAATCATGAATATGGGAGTTGATAGCGAAGAAATATCTCAGCACATAACCATATACGGCGATGATTCATATCGCAAAGATGGAAGTAAAGACGGATTCTGGACGATGGATTATTACCTCAACACCGACAGAACAAGCGTTAGCTATATACCAATGGGGGACAGTGACGATGGAGAGAACTGATAATCCTGTTAGAGATGCAGACAGCTATAACGCTGACATGGAAAACAGACCAATACGACAGTACGAAGGACAAATCGAATTAGTTATAAGACTTGATTGCTTCGGGAAAAACTCATTCGAAGCCGAGGATGATTTGTGTCAAAGAGCCGATGAATTGCGTGATTATATCATGTGTTTGAAAACCATCGGAGATGTCGAAGTTGAAATTAACAGAATAACAATCGGAGGAGAGGTTGAGTGATGGAAACTTTATACAGCTTAACTCAGGACTATAAGGACCTGTTAGACCTTGCCGGAAGTGCTGAGCCGGATGAAATGGAAGTATTCAATGACACTTTGGAGGCTGTTCTCGGACAGATTGAAGTCAAGGCTGATGGATATGCAGCTGTTATGTCTGAGATTGAGGGCAGAGCCGACATCGTAGCAAAAGAGATTAATCGACTCAAAGCTATCGAGGATAGGCTTGTAGCGGCTCACAAGCGCATGAAAGACCGTTTGAAATCAGCAATGGAAGAATTGCACACTAACGAGATAAAGACCGATTTACACCGTTTTAAGATTGTTAAGAACGGCGGCAAGCTTCCACTAATCATCGATGGAGGAGTGCCGGACAGTTACAAGCGCGTTGAGTATGTGGATGATAACGACAAAATCCGTAAGGCACTAGACAGCGGAGAGACTTTAACATTCGCACATTATGGCGAGAGGGGAACACATCTCAAGATTGATTAATTAACACTTTTTAGGAGGTTATAAATGGGCATTCCAGTATTAATTTTAGGTGCTTCCGGTTCCGGCAAATCAACATCAATGAGGAACTTTGAACCGGAAGAAATCGGAATATTCAATGTTGCATCAAAACCGCTTCCATTCAGAAAGAAGCTTCCGAAAGTCAATAATGCAACATATCAGATCATCTATAAAGTTCTATCAAATCCACAGCTTAAAAAATATGTGATTGATGATAGCCAATATCTTATGGCTTTTGAGTCTTTTGACCATGCCAAAGAAACAGGCTATAGCAAGTTTACAAATATGGCTTTGAATTTCCGTAATCTCATTGATTTTGTAGTTACGAAAACACCTGATGATTGCATCGTGTATTTTTTGCACCACACAGAATTGACCGATGACGGAAAGCTTAAAGCCAAGACACTTGGCAAAATGCTAGATAATCAGCTGACAGTCGAAGGCTTGTTTTCAATCGTTTTGCTTTGCCAAGTTGAAGGAAGCGAGCACTTTTTTATAACCAATTCCGATGGTAGCAATCCGGCAAAATCTCCGATGGATATGTTCGAACTGAAAATAGATAACGACTTAAAGTTTGTTGATGATACTATCCGAGATTATTACGAGATCGGAAAAGAAGAGGAAAAGCAAATAAGCGATAACGCTTAAAAATACAATTTCAATTTAAGGAAGGACAAAATTTTATGATTAAGAAATTCAATGATTATGAGGACACTAAGGCTTACGGAGAAATTCAGATGTTACCAAAAGGCGGATATGAAATGGTTGTCATGGGTGTACAGGTAGAGAGCAACAGCAAGGGCCAGTACATGAAGATTGCCTGTGATATTTCCTACGGTGAATATCTCGGATTTTTCCGTACAGACTATGACAATCAGCAGAGCGAAGATAAGAAGTGGCACTGCAATTATTTACTTTCAATTCCGAACGATGACGGAACTGAGCAGGACGGATGGACTAAGAGACGCTTCAAGACCGTTATGGAAGCATTTGAGGAGTCTAATTCCGGTTATCACTGGAACTGGGACGAAAGCACATTAAAGGGTAAGAAAATCGGCGGATTATTCAATATCCGTGAGTATCAGAATAATAAGGGTGAAGTTAAACAGGCTACAAATTTGGCTCAGCTTGTATCTATCAAGTCAATTAAAGAAAAGACTTTCAAGCTTCCGGAAGATAAGCTGCTCACAAAGAAACCAAGTGCAGATGGTTTTGTTAATGCCGGAACTGAGGGCGGCGGAGAGTTTAATCCTTTTAACAACTAACTATGGATATATTCGACAGAGAAAAAGTCTTAGAGTCGTTTAGAATCCTTGTTGATCGTAGAGAACAACCAAGTAAGAGAGCCGAAGCAAGATATAACAGTTTCGGCTCACCTTATGAGAGGGCAACATTAAGCTATGGAGATTATACATATAATGCCACATTGCCGGACGGAACTAATATTCTTGATGTTTCCGACACAGTACAGCCATTGTGCGCGGTAGAACGGAAGATGAACCTTGACGAATTGGCTCAATGTTTTACCCATAGCAGGGCGAGGTTTGAAAAGGAATTTAAAAGGGTAAAAGAGAACGGGGCAAGGATTTATTTACTAGTAGAAAATGCAAGCTGGGAGAACTTACTCAACGGAAAATATCGGAGCCGGTTCAATGCTAAAGCTTTTGAGGCTTCCGTACTAGCTTGGCAAATACGATATGATCTACAGCTTTATTTCTGCAAAGAGGAAACATCAGGGCGATTAATAAACGACATTTTGTATAGGGACTTAAAGGAAAGACTAGAACGGGGCGAATTTGGCTAGGGGGTACACAGGTGGCTTGGGAATACAGCGATAATGAATATATAAAACTATTCCGCAAGTTGATTAACTGGGAATGGTACTCAGAACCGGCAACAAAAGATGTATTTTTGCATTGCTTACTCAAGGCAAATTGGAAGCCGACTAGCTGGAAGGGCATTGCTTTAGAGCGCGGAGAGTTCATCCAGAGCATCTATAACATGGCAAAAGAGACGGGATTGACCGTACAACAAATTCGCACAGCTTTTGCGCACTTAGCTAACACAAACTCTATCACATTCCGAAAGGTCGGAAAATATAGGATTATCAACGTTTCTAAGTACATAGAGTATCAAGCTAATGACACAAAGCTAACACCAAAATCAACACTAAAACAACACAGAACTAACACTAAATCAACACAGGATATAAGAAGTAAAGAACATATAAGAAGTAAAGAAGATAATATTATGCCTTCGGCATCGACTCCGGCAACACCTGAGGAAGAGGAAGAGGATGATAGCATGACCGAAGAGGAAGCAAAGGCAGCTTGGGAAAAATGGAAGGAGGAACATCAAAAGAATGAAAGCATCAATATATCAGTTCAAGAGTGATGATGCGTTTAGGTTTGCATCGGAACAGGGTATTAAATATAAAATGCGCGGCGATGAGTTACAGCTTTATGATTGCCCATACTGTCATGGCGCTAATCACGGAGATAAGTATAAATTCAGCATCAATCTTAATGACGGAAGATTTAAGTGTTTAAGAGCTTCATGCGGAGCGCATGGAAACATGATAACGCTGTCAAAGGATTTTGATTTTAGCCTGGGCGAGGAAGTTGATGAGTATTTCAAAGGTTTAAAACAGTTTAAACGCTTGGCACAAGTCAAAGCCGAGTCAAAGCCTAAGGCGATTGAGTACATGATGAGCCGGGGCATTTCTGAGGAAACCACTAAGCGTTATGGAATAACCACAAAGCCGGGCAGTGACAATATATTAATATTTCCATTCTATGATGAACATGACCGACTCCAGTTTGTTAAGTATCGGAACACCACATACAAAAAAGGCGATAACGGTTCAAAAGAATGGTGTGAGGCAGATTGCAAGCCTATATTGTTCGGAATGAATCAATGCAACTTTGATAACAAAACCCTGATAATGACGGAAGGGCAGATTGATAGCTTATCTGTGTCGGAATGTGGTTTTGAGAATGCCGTGAGTGTTCCGACAGGAAAGAACGGCTTTACATGGGTACGCTATTGTTGGGACTTCTTAGGACGATTCGATACCTTAATAGTGTTCGGAGACCACGAGCGCGATGAAATCACTCTACTCGATGAAATGAAAAAGCGTTTTGCCGGAACTGTTAAGTATGTGCGGCCTGAGGATTATAAGGATTGCAAAGATGCAAATGACATACTCCGGAAATATGGCAAAGAACAAATCATGGCTTGTATCAATAATGCTATTCCGGTTCCGGTCAAGATGGTTATTGATATGTCAGAGGTAGAGGATATAGACCCATTTAAGATTGAAAAAGTAAAAACAGGCATTAAGCAGCTTGATGATAAGTTACATGGCGGTTTGCCTTTTGGCAATGTGCATATTATCGGAGGCAAGCGAGGCGATGGCAAATCTACTTTTGCATCTCAGCTTATAGCCTCAGCACTCAAACAAAACTATACATGCTTTATGTATTCCGGTGAGCTTTTGAAAGGTCAAGCCAGATCATGGCTCGATTCACAAATTGCAGGTCCGCAGAACATTGTTATTAATTACGAGCCGGACGGTGTTACAGAGAAGAATTGGTTCGTTACTAAGTCTAATCGTGAATTGATTGGAAAGTGGTACAAAGGGCGCTGCTATATCTATGACGGAGATAGTGTTACGGAAGATGAGCGCGAAGATTTATTAAAGACCGTTGAGGATGTTATCAAGCAGAACGGCGCTAGAGTCATTGTGCTCGATAACCTCATGACAGCTTTAGACCTCACATTACGCGAGACCGATGATAAATACGAAAAACAATCACAGTTTACAAAAAAACTTGCATTGTTGGCAAGACGTTATGACGTTTGCATTTTGCTAGTCGCACATAGACGTAAATCTAATGGGTTCTCCTCAGGTGATACTAATGATGAGATAAGCGGCTCATCTGATATTACTAACCTTGCCGGAGTGGTCCTTAGTTATGACAGACTCGGCAAAGGTGATTATGAGAAATTCGAAAGTGCCACAGGCGCAGATAGAAAACTAGTAATAGCCAAGGAACGATTATTCGGAAATGTTGATTATGACGGAATATTACTGCATTACGACAAGCACTCTAAGAGAGTCTATGCGGCCGGTGATGATGTTAATGAGCCATACGGCTGGAATACTTCGGGAGATGGATTTATGCAAGTTACAGACGATGAAGTAAACCCATTTGTGTAAAAGGCGGTGATTATTACGGAAAAGAATTTAAAGCCAATAGACAACGTACTAGTACAAAAGATATCTGCCGAATGTTTTGAATGGTGGAAACGTTACAACAAGCTGACAAATGCAAGTAAGGATAATGCACTGCATTTTACTGAGTCTGTTTGGTCGGAAATATTAGGCTACACAGACAGCAACGGGGCATATCATGTTGGGACATTCGATGCTGTTTATAACAAATATCCGTATGAATTTACTTACAACATGCTCGGAGCTTTTTTGGATGAACTGAAAGCACGAGACCGGGGCGCATATCCTGAGGATATAGATATTGTGTTTGGAGGTGGCAAATGAGACAGACAGCAAGCACACCAACATCAAGAGCATCACTCGAAGCAAACATGATAGACCTACGCAAGACAGCTGTTTATACAGTAGGTCGCAAGGCTTGCAAGGTTGATAGAGTAATGAGCATACAGGAACAAAGAGCAAATGAGATAGGCAGTAGGCCGCCGTATATGTACACAAGCCTCTGTCCTGATAGGAGATATAGAAAGTTATGAGTATATTTGATTTTATCTCGGAGGAAATATCATGAAAGTCAAAGACTTATATCCAGTAATATCACCATATCTTGATATACAGATAGTCGATAGCAAGTTAGACGGTCCGATAACACCTGTGTCATATCTTGCGGAATCAAGATGCGAGATTGACAGTTATGCAGACTATGAGATATACGCACTCATTCCAAGAATTGATAAGGATGGGGATGCGTATTTAGCTATCTTGGTTGAGAATCAAGCGTGATTATGGGAAAAATCGACCCAAAAACCGCTTCAAACACTCTAGGGGTATAAATGTTCGTCTAAGGTACTAAAGGGCGGTTTTAGACGTTTTGATTACGTCACTACAGGCAATCGGAAAGGAAATAAATATCATGCAATGGGTAACAAATGAATTTTGTATCGAGTGGGTTAAAGGTGACTCAACAGCAACAGTGACAGCACCAGAGGGTTCGGCACTTAACACGAGGCTCACAAGGTTAGCTGAGGAATATCCCGATGAGGTGGATGTCAGGAACTCGGAATTGTTCCACATCCCTTGGAAGTGGGTGAGGATTAATCCACCTATGAAATTATCAGAAGAGGAAAAGAAACGGAGAGCAGAATTATTAAAGCGCAATCGCAACGCTGAATAGATAGGGCATTAAGGCACTCAAAAAGACCGCTTTACTATCTCAGCCATATATTTTTACCATTGAAGATTTTAAGGCGGTTTAAAGGGCAAATAAACGCATTAGAGAGGTAACAGAAATGAAAACAGTACAAACAATCGAATTGAGCGACAACGAGAGATTAGTTTTATCAAGAGCTTTAAAACTCATAGACCAAATATCGGGTGTTGTAGATGACACTATGGAAAGTGTTTTCAATTATTTTGTAGATAATTCCGATATAACAGAGGATGGACACTATTCAGTCAAGGCGCTGCATAACATCAAAGAAATTGCGGTGCAAATATGATTGAGCCACAGGAACAAAGTAGAAAGTGAGGAATAAATATGGCAGATATACAACTCGTAATCACAATACCAGCAGAACTATATGAAGCATATAAGGGCAGACCACCCATGCTTGGTGATGCAGGAATGGATATGATAGCGCAATCAATAGCTAATGGCACGCCACTTCCAAAAGGTCATGGAAGATTGATTGATGAAAGTAAGATAAAAAAATGTGGATGGAATTTCATTGACCATCATGCAAAAACTGATGCACCAACAATCATAGAAGCTGATAGGAGTGAGGAAGATGGATAAAGAATTTAGTACAGATTTTCAAAGGGATATATTAGATTTGGCTAAGGAATGTTTTGAAGATCAGACAGACAATATAACTGTATCGTTTGATTATGGTAGTTGTGTCTTAGACATTGATATGACTTTCAGAGTCTATAAAAAAGATGAGGTGGAAAAATGACAATAACTATATTATTTCGAAACGGTAAAGAGCTATCTGTAAAATGTGATAGCATAGATGCTGAAAGAAACACAATAACAGGAAGAATTACAAATATCCATTTTGAGGGGATTAAAGAAAACAAGATCATGGATTTAGATTTTAGCGAGATAATAGCAATCTATCGTAAGATTAGTGATGAGGTGAAAGAATGAGCAGTGTAAGCAAATCTTATGAAATTGAATTGGATAAGGACGATAGAGAGTTATTAGAAAAAGCAATCGCAAAGTGTAAGAAAATTGCACATGATTGTTGCATAGAGGGATTAGTTGTATTTGATGTTTCAATATTTGAGTGTTTATGTGATGATTACGAATCAAATCATGGTCATTTAGCTGCACATATTGATATACAGGAATGAGGTAAAAGGATGAATATATTGTTAGTATTGTTAGCACTATGCACATTCCTTTTATCGCTATCAAATTTATGGTTGTGGATAAAAGTTTACAAACTTGAAAACAAAACAGAGCATGATACTATCATGAATTTTATTAAATGGGTGCAAGAATATGCCAAAGATATTAATGAGGTAAAAAAATGAGCGAAACATTAAACGTAATTAAAAAACAGATACTTGAATGTGTCAACAGTGCATATGATAAAGGCTATAAGGACGGAATCAAAGACGGAAACATAGATAACGGAACATTTACAAAGAAGATCAGAGAAGCTTACAACAACGGTTTGAATGATGCAGAAAAGGCTGTTAGGAGATTGGTTTCTATGGTAGAGGATGGCGGATTATCAGGCACAGTAATAGAAACAATTTTTGGTACATCGCAGAATTATACAATTTTGACGAATTTTTCCATGCCTGAAATCATTGAGAAAATCCGAGAATATGACAACAAAAAGTCAGAGAGAAATGCAAGTCCGGATAACGAACTGCATATTGGTGATGAAGTTTATATACTCGACAAAAATCGCAGGGCGACTGTGACAGCATTACTTGACAATGGGAATAAAGCAAATCTTTTATGTACATCTGGGAATTATCTAGTTGTCGAAATATCGGAATTACACAAAACCGGAAGGCGCTTTGCTATAGACGAAGTATTAAGAGAACTAAAAGAGTGAAATTTTAAGAGGAGAAGCCGATGATTAAAACAGACTACACTAAGTGTTTATTTTGCAGATGGCAAGATCGTAACAATGCACAGTGCTTTGACGGTCATTTACAATATCCACACAAAAAGGATTGCGAGGGATATACATATTCTGAGCTATCAGCACAACAGCGTTTTAAGTTTCAGGAGGATAGCAAGCATGATTGAAAAAATAGGCAGACCTGCAATGTTGGAACAGCTTGCAGAGGAAGCATCTGAACTCGCACAGGCATGTTTGAAACTAGCAAGAAAAGAACGTGGTGAAAATCCCACACCAAAGTCTAAAGCCGAGTGTGAGCGTGAACTTCTTGAGGAGTTTACAGATGTTATTCAATGTTCACGCGAACTAAAGTTAAAGCCGGACGAAGAACAAATCGAAGAAAAACGTCTCCGCTTCCTGACTCGTTGGACTGCTGCAACACAATCTAAAATAGACTCGAAAAAACGTCATACGCATTAATTTATTGTTATAATGTTGGGGAGGGCAAAACAATGAAATTAATAGACGGAGAGCATCTTAAAGACGAACTTATGAAATCACATTCCGGCTCATGGTTCGATATCTACTACCTTATCGGAATGATAGACAAAGAACCGGAGGTAAAGCCAGACATGAGCAATATACTACTCATTCCAGCAGTTATATTTTTTATCATGCTACTAGGAATACTTTTATATTTACTATTCTGAGGTGATTATGACAGCTAAAGATTATCTAAATCAGATTCAATTAAACAACGAGAGAATCCGACAGCTCAAGATCATCAAGGAGCACATACACATCAATTACACGGGCATCAGCGCAATAGATTACTCAGGTGACAAAGTACAATCAACTCCGCGTGATGTTATGTTTGATAAAGGCTGTGAGTTGTTGGCGGATATCAAAAAGATAGACAATGAAATCCGCCGACGCATCGAATCAAATACCAAGATAGCACTAGAGATACAACAGCTTAACGGAGACGATTATAAGTACAGTACGATACTATTTGAGCGTTATTATGTCGGTAAATCCTTAGTAGACATATCAAAAACAATGTATCTCGATTACAAATATGTTTGCCAGCTCCATGGTGAAGCACTTCGACAATTCGCTCAGCAATATCTTACCAACACGACAAATCACGACTAAATCTATACAAATCACGAATTAATCTTCCCAAACAAGTATTTTATTTTATTTTCTATGCGCTAAACTTATAGCATGGAACTCTGGGAAGAGATCAATACAATGACTTTCCTAGACCGGAGACATCGGAGCAAGTGAGCAAAGGCATCGATTAACAAATGAAAATACTCATGCCGTCAGGAAGCTGGCGGCTTTTTTAATGTGATTATGGATAAATACACAGACCCGTTTTATAAATCAAAACGTTGGGAAAAGAAACGAGCTTTAATACTTCGTCGTGACGGATACATGTGCCAGTATTTTAAACGATACGGCAAGGCAATTCAAGCCGACATGGTTCACCACATCTTACCTCGTGAGGATTATCCTGAATATGAATGGGAATCATGGAATCTGATATCACTCAGCAACAAAGCACACAACATGATGCATGATAGAGATTCGCATGAGCTGACAGCACTCGGAAAAGATTTGATGATGAGGACAGCACGGCAGTATAGGATAAACCTATAGTCCCCCCGGTGCGTGACATATATTTTATCTATGTCGGGTAC